GTTTACGATACTCCCAAGGGGAGGAAAAAAGTCGTGGTAGGAATGCTCGATAACGGGGGCTGTGAGGGCCTTGCTGTCATCACTCTCCCTGATGCTTTTTGGGCCTGATATGAAGACCAAGGAAGTCCGTTTCGACGGCGATCTGTACCTTGTGGTTCCTGACCATCCTTCCTTTGAATGGCCTGCTCCGAGCGTTCTCCGCTTTCCTAGCTGCTGTGGCCCGGAGAAGTGGAACAACAAGTTCTACGTCTTCGACAACGTATACGGTCTTCGCATCTCCCCTGCCTGCTTCGTCCATGATGTCATGTGGGATTTAGCGGAACCAACATGGGGAGATTTCCATTATTCCAATTCTATATTCTTACATAATCTTCTTTCTATAATCAATTCCCGTTCCGAATCTTCGGTGCTTCGATTCATGCGGAGGCACAGGGCATATAAATACTACGAAGCCATAGATATTTTCGGAGCAAAATACTTTTGGGAATTGAAAAAAGAAAACCCGGATTCGTAAGAATCCGGGTTCCCCTTTCCGGTAGGAGGTGGATGTACCATGTTAGGAAGCATCCCTGCTCTCAGGTTTTCACTCGGCAGTTCGAGCTATAAAATCCTCGGGTATATGGAGCCTGAGTACCTACCCGATGAGATGAAGATACCTTATTATATCCTCTCTCTTTATTTTGTCAAGGAATAATTATGTCATTGAGGAGAAGTTTCACAGCCTTAGGTTTTGCTTTTTGAATCTCATCCGTTTTCCATTTAATCTTTTTTGTGGGCAAACCCCCTCCATAAAGAAATTCCATAATGGCTTCCCAAAGCCAGTCAAAGAAACTTGTAACGTAGTTTCTTTTTTCGTATCTTGCTGCTCCTTTAGAGACCAACTCCGAAACATCTGCAACGTTTTGGAGAACTTTCTTGACTATTTTTGGTCTTTCTCTTTCTGTTCCTGCTTCGTGGCGAAGCTCAAAGGGAATATTCATAAGAACCAATTTGATAAAATTGGCAAGGTTTTCAGCAACCCACTCTTCGGGATTGTTATAGTTCTGACTAGTATCTCTTTGTTCTTCAAAATCGTATTTGAGGCTCATAGTTACACCACACTTTGTTCTTGAGGTCTACGTTCTATGTTGAACACTCCTGCATCTGGGACAATATCCTCTCTAAAACCAAAGGAAGTACGCGCCACAGTGTTGAGGAGAGTCGCAAATTTATCAGGAGGAATGATTTGAGCATACTGCGAAAGTACCTGAAGGCCAGTAAGTAATTGCTCAGAATCGTTGCTGTCTCTAATGAGAGTATCACTTAAAAGAATTTCCGGTTCAAGTTCCAAAAGACCTTTTGGTATCCTCTCGTTGATAATCTCACAATCGAAGAGATATTGAATGGCAGGATAAAGAACTCTACTTTCTCCTTCCCTCAGTAAAGCTTGAATTACTTTTGCTGAGGAGTTATATGCCATATTCATATTTGAAGTTGTACGAAGAGCGGAAGAAATATCGCTTCCGTCGGTAAGGAGATTTGGAATTTTGGTAATTCGTTCCATCTCCGAAAGAACAAGCTCAAGCATTGGGAGAAGTTTGTCCAAATTACTTGGTATCTCTGTTACGGTGAGAGGAATGCCTTTGAAGTTGGGAGAACCAAAAGCCTGAGAAGAGTCAAATTCAATGAATTGATCTTCATCCAATCGAAAAATGATTTCTCCACTTCTGTCTCGTTTGAAATATTTTTCCGGATCATTGACGACAGCACGATCAAGCTGAAGAATCATCCCCATAGATTTTCCTACAGCTTGGTCAATGGCATCAAGCGTAGTCGCATAGAGCTTTGCAAAAGGCAAGCAAAAATCGTAAACGGAATATCCATAAATCGAATCACAATTTCGTCTAAATACTGTGGTGTAAACACCAAAGTATTTGTCTATTGTGCTCATCACCCGACAACGAAGAATGTATGAACCAGAGAAGTATATTTCACACGGAATGAAGTTTTCTCCTTTTACATGTTCAGGTATTTCAACACCAAGTTCTTTTACATATTCTTTTTTGAACATTCCTCGCGCAATCATAACATCGTAATCGTAATTTACGATGGGATCAAGATTGCGAAAAAGCATGATGTAAGGAATGTAACATCCTTCGTTATACTCTTCGAGAAATTTATCTATATTCCTGTTTATAAAATTACTCCCTGCCACGTCCATTTCCTTCCAACTCAAAATATCTCCGTGTGTAAAACGTTTCACACGAAAGACAGCGCGACCAGGATTGGAGAAAGTAAAGTCTGGAGTAAACCAAACTTGAGAAGGATGAACACGTTCTGCGGTGGCTTGTATCTTTCTTTCGAGTTTTACTTTTCCACCTGAAATTACTTTCTCCTTTTTTACTGCGTTATCATCTACCCACAAAACACCAAATGGAAAGTTCGCCGTATCCTTCAAACATTCAATGTATTCTCCCATGAAATTTGTACGATTGAATGTACGTTCGATGCTGTCCTCATATCTTTTCAGATCATCCTCATTCATCTTCATTGATTTTTTTCGCATATACTCTTCAAAGTTCCTAACCATATCTCCTATCGAACTAAAATCAAAAGCAGTTACAATCTCATCTACACGAACATCGTTCTGTTCAATGAATGATTCGATTTGAGTTTGCATTATAACAGCAAGTTCTTTAATCTGCTCAGGACGAATGGTTATCTCTTTATTGGTTTTAAGTTTGAAAGGTTTGTTTCCTGTCTTTGCATAAGCATGTTCAACGAGAGAAATATAATCGTAAACTTTAACGGTAGAGATCAGTCGTGCTGTTCTCAAAAAAGGAGAAGTTTCTGTCATATAAGTTTTAACTTCTTCCGTGGTACATATATCCTTAAGTTCATTATCACAGAGATTACAAGTTTCTCCTTCCTGACATCCACATTTCTTTGGGGGATCCCAACCAGGATTCATGGGAACAACTTGAAACTCAGGTACAGAATTTGGCTGATGAGGATCTTCAGAAGCACGAAGAAAAGCTTTCTGAATATCGAAAGTTGCTCCGCAGTCATTTCGATAGTTAATGCTACTCATCATCAAAAGATGAAGTTCACCAGCTAATTCTTTGCCGTCTACGGATACTTCCCTGCTTGGCTTTATAATACGAGCTTTCATGTTTTTTCTCTTTGTTTATGTTTTTCAGAATATTGATACAAGGATACTGAGCAGCTTCTACAACATCACAAGACGGATCATCTTTATCCACTTGATCAGAAATCATTTTAGAACGTGTGGTTTTGTAATGATAACCACCAAGTAATCCGTCTATAAATTTTTCACACCTGGGATGGACAAAAAGTTTCCTTTGGTCTATGAAGTATTTTAAGCTGTTGATACGAACATCTTCCTCTTGATTCCTTACTCTGGCAAATTCGACCGAGAAATGACATTCTCCTCTGAGGTTTGCTTCTCTGAAAAATATCTGAAGAATATTGAGAGCACTTTCTGTCGTGTCTGACATTCTACTTTTTCCTAACCAAACACAAGCAGGGTCAGGAATAACTATGATATTTCTTCTTCTTAAATTTTTTTCACAGTAAGGGATAAAAAAGGAACCTATCTGTTCACGAGTGCTTACGTTATCAGATAGAGTAAAAATAAATTCTTTGAAAAAATAAAGCTCACCAGTTTTGAATTGTTGAAGACAGATAAGAGCGGCGTGACCACCTGGATCAAATCCCACAAGAATGTTTCCTTCTTGTAACTCAAGTTCTTTTACCGAACGATCTCTATTGAAACCTTTATAAATAGCAGCATCACCAGCTATAGTATCTGGGAGACCTAAAATATAGCGTCGTATTTCACTGTCATTTCTATAAATTTGTTTAAGCCAATAATCATAACCACTCCAAGGAATATGTTCTAAATCTTTGTTTAGTTTTTCAAAATGTCTGGTAAAGTTATAAGCCTTCGGGTTAGGCAACCAAATTACTTCCTCCCCTTCGTAAATAGATGAGGGATATTTCTTCCTCACCTCCTCCTTCACCTTCTCAAGAGGAACGGGGATTATCGGTGAAGGAGGAGTAAAAAACAGAAAAGGGAGGTTGCTCCTATCTTTCTTATCGTACCACTCATCATAGAGAGGATGAGGGCGACTTGGAATGTTTATATCTGCAAGTACGATACAGAGTCCGGATTGTCCTGAAAGAGTATAATGTTCCCCATCAATATCTCCTTCGATGATTATATCGTTGGCTCTCCAGCGCCCACAGCGTTCTATAGCTGTAGTGATTATGTTCCAAGGAATTGATTGAGCTTCAGGAATCATCGCTCCCAAAAATTCATGGGTTTTTAGACGCTCAAAAGCTTGCTCGTTATCAAACCCATGACACTCTATTGTCATCTGAAGAACTGTTCTGTCCGGCAAATCATGTTCTATATGGATTTCCTTCGGGTGCATAGAGTGTGTAGTCATTATTCCTGAATTAGCAGCGAGGATTTCAGGACTGAAGATTGCTTCTTGAAAAGCTCCTCGTAAAGTATTGTATGCGTTTTGTTCACTCTGACGAATGAAAGCCCACTTGGATTCTCGCACACTACGAACACCTTTCTTGTAAGGAGAAACCATACAAGAAAGATTATAAGCGGAACGCACGGTAAACTCAGAGGTTTTACCCGTTCCTACAGCACCATCCATAGCAAATAAAGACTTGTTGCTCTGCAAAAATATCTGCTTAAAACAATCTTTGAAAAATGGATCAACAAGTCTTTGTCTCCGTATAATATCACTCATCGTTTATGGCTGTCGAAAACGGTTTTTATACGTTTTTCGCGCATATCACGAACTGCTCGCCTGTCTATAATCACATCCTTAGGAGCTTCTATTCCAATGCGGATTTGATTTTTATCAGGATAAATATCCAACAAACGAAGAATTATATCGTTTCCTATAATTACCTCATTTTTTTTCTCTTTAGGTTCTAATAGTAAAATCAGCATCAAATACATCCTCCAATTCCTCTGGTAAAGAGGGTACTTCATCTTTACCTCTAACCACAATGGTATTGTTCACAACTACACCGCTTGTAGTGTTTTTCTCTGTCTCCATCTTTGTCATCCTGTCAAGATTTGCACCGTGATAGTCCACAGCATTCTTTTCATTCTTCGTGAATGAGGTAGCTGTTGCAAATCCTGTATCCATTAAAGTCTGAGCGCTTAAATCTGCCAATCGAAAACACTTTGCTTGGATATATCTTTTGCGAAGATCAGGTGAACTTTTCATTACCAAGTCAAAAGATCTTGAATCTATTCCTAAACTGGAATAAATTTCTTTCACCTGAACACCACTGGCAATGAGAGTTAAAATATACTCAATGCCAATGGTGTTTTCAATCACAACGGAAATATCTCTGGCGTTTTCAGCATCGCTCATTACTCCTCTTGCGAGGAGAAATTTCTGTTTATCCGCCTTCGTTAGTTCCATTTTAGTATCCAGATGTTCTCCTCAAAGTACGAAGATACTCCGCATATCTATTGTTGTAGGTACTTTGACTGTTGACATTATTGGTAGTTTGGCCAGTGATCACACCTTCAATGGCATCCATATCATAACCAGTTTGACTACCACGCCGCCGATTTTTTACTTCTCCCGTCGCCTTTCGCGACTTACCACAAGAACCACACATAATAACCTCCTCAATGTTTGTACGTCATTGCTTTTTCAGCGATGATTTTTTGAAAGGATTTGTGTCCTTTCCCTCGTTCGGATAGAACTTTGTTCTTCTCTTCGTCTATTGTACCACGAATCCAGAGGCGATACAAGTAAACCTTTTTCGCTTTCTGGCCCTGTCTTGCCAAACGCCTCACAATCTGATAGTCGTGTTCCCAGTTCCAAGTAGGCGAATATACGACAAGAATATTCCCTCCTTCTTGAAGATTCAGAGCTTTTGAGGAACGAGCATACTGAAGGAAGAGATAAGGTACTTTACCTTTGTTCCATTCCTCCACTATCCCTGCTTCGGAATCTTCCCTCCCTGTAGGGAGAACTTCTTTCAACTCCTTCAAATCTTGCTTGAAGAGATATGCTATCGCTACAGGAACATTTCCGTGACGTTCACGTATTTCCTCAAGTAACTTTAGCAAGAGTTGAACTCTGTCTGGAAATAATCTCAAAGTCTCTGTTCCTCTCTTCGAGATGAGAGAATTTATATCTATCGACGTTAAGGACGCCAAGGTATCTTCGTCGAATGGCTTCGTGTTCTGGGCCAAGTAGACGAAGCCATTCGCTAGCTGGACCAGTTTGTTCGATAAAGACAGAGCATCCAAGGAGCCTTGTGAACCCTGTATCCCAGACTCTATTGTGGCCAAAGCATCTAAACATTGTTGTTCCTCCACTTTCTTATAAATTTCAAAACTCTCTTTGGTGAAATCCTTCCAAACATTTATTTCCTCTATGGGTACTTCTTTTACAATGTTAAAAGTATAGAAAAGATCCTTTACTTTTTTTTCTATCTCCTCCGTAGCTCCACCTCTTAATTTATACATGAGACCCATCTTGTTTGGAATAGGTATGGCTATACAATATCTCCCTCGAAACTCCGTTATAGTGGTTGCTCCTAAACAAACTCCATTATCAAGATACTTACACAAACCCCAGTAATCCATAGCATCGTGAGGTGCCGGAGTAGCTGTGGAGATAATTCTATATTGGCTCCCTTCCGACAATTTTGTCAAGGTTTTTCGCCATTTGCTGGTAGGCCCCTTGAGACACGAACCTTCATCGGCAAATACCATGTCAAAAAGCATTTGATAATCGAGTGTAGACAGTTGCCAATTCAGAAACCATTCAAGGTTGTTGTAGGAAATGCACCAAACTTCCACATCGTCCTCAAATGCTTGCTCGGCAAAAGTTTCTCGCCACTTTTTGTCACCTTCGAGGACTACCATTGTAAGAGTCTTGAGATGCTCCCATTTCAAGTTTTCCTTGGCCCAAGTCTCCCGTATCCCCGAAGCTGTGGAGACCACCAGAAGGCGGCTGAGACGCCCTCTGTTCAATTTCCTGAAACCGGCGAAAGCGGTAAGACCAATAACAGTCTTACCGCTTCCGCACTCCGGAGACAGGCAACCTATTTTATTGTTCAGAATCCAGTTTACAGCCGTCTTCTGTTGAGGATGCATGTCTTTGAAATCCATTCTGCTTCTCCTTTTCCTCAAAACTTCTCAAAAGTTCTTTATTGTTGAAATAAATTTTAAGTAGATAAAAAATACATACAATTTGAATGCATATTGCAATCCAAATCATTATCAAAATAAAGATTAACATATTTACCCCTCATCCTCTTCATCCTCTTCATCCTCTTCATCCT